GAATGTCCTAACATCTCCCATGGTCTTACGTGTGGTGCATCTGTATCATAAAAGTATTTGTAGATTGCTCTCCAATGTCCTGGCAAACTTTGTTTGTTTATTCTGTCAGTACTTTTTGCATAATTGTATGTAAAAGGTGAACCTTCAGAAAAAGTTGTATTTGTAAGATACTGCACATTATTTCTACCTGCCCAAACATAAAAATCTTTTCCTAATATATCATTAACTTCTTGTAATGTATATTCTGTTGACGTAAATGCTGATGGCGTTACAGAATTAATACATAGTGTTCCATCATGCGTTGTTTTGCAATTATTATAAATTCTTTTTTCTAAATCTAAAATTAAAGCGTCTCTTTCATCACCATATGCTTTTATAATCGAACCATCGTGCCTTCTAATAACATTAGTATCCGTAATATAAGTTGTATCAGTAAATTGTTCTGGTGTAAATTTTGGATACATTCCAAGTTTAGTTGGAGATGGTGGCATATAACTACCAGTTGTATCAGGATAATCTTTAATCTTAATTGTATCACCTTCTGCGAGTGTGGCTGTAATGTTTACACTATCGTCGGTTGTACTAAAGGTATAATCTGTACCTAAAATTAACTGTACGTCATTTAAGTATACATACACCGCTCTACTGCTTGTAGTTGAAACACTATGTTGTGAATCAATTGCGTATTCTGTTTGAGATGCATCTGGCACTGTATAAGTTCTTGTAGAAACATTTTCACCCCATCCTATCATATCTTCATAATAAAATGGCAGAGTACTATTTTTTCCTTGTGCCATTGCTTCTATAATTTCGTCTACTCTATCAGAAGCAACACCTTCATAAGCTGTACCAATTGCTTTAGTTAAAAAAGAATTATACCATTTTTCATATTCTAAATTACAATAATCAATTGCTGATATAACACTTGTTTCTTGATCTATTAGTCCAAATACTGCAGGTAACAACGATCCTGTGTGCTGTTGAATAGTTCCACCTTTTAATCGTGCATCTGGTTTGTCTCTTAAATTACTTTCTCCTGGGATTACTCCTGTAACATCTTGATTTTTTTCAAATATATCTCTAACATGATTTAAAACTTGTCCAAAAGTAAATTCGCCTACTTGTGAATTTAAACTGTTTACTGATAAATTATCTGGAACTTCATAAATTCCTTTATTTGTTACTTTGTCTGCTGAACTATATCCTGCAATTTTAATTTGGTCATTTACTTTTAGTTCTTTTACAAATTTTACATATTTGTTAGTAGTACCATCTACAAGAGTATAATCAGTTGTTATAGTTTTTCTTAAACCATTTACTGTAACTCCTATTTCTAAATCGGTTAATGATGCAGATTTTTTATAAAAATCAATTGGAAATAATTGTTTTTCTGTTTCGTCTACTATAAAAGTTCTAATTACTCTTTGCTTACTATCAATAATTCTTTTAACCCATGCACCTTTATTATTATGTGTTGTTGTACCTGTTGTATAATGTAAATGTCCTTCTGCTAAATTTTTTGTAATAGTAGATGTACCAGATTGATACGTAAAAGTACCTGACGTATGATCACTTTCAAATACAATATCACCTACATTATTAATTGTATTGTATTTTACTTTTATACCTAATACCGTATCTGTTGTTGCAGTATCAGAGGTTTTAAATGCAAATACTTTTGCTCCTGTAAAAGTTGAATTTGGGTACGTTGTATCGTTGTCAAAAGAAACTTCATCATTGTCGTACATACTAAACAACGGTTGTTGATTTACTTTTGATTTTACTTGTGACGCTTTCCACGTTTTAGTTGCTGAATCATAATGAAATGTTTTTCCTTGGTTTTTAGTACCAAATTCTACAAAAACTGATTCGTCATTTAATGGCGTGGCATCTGAGGCATCTGTCAATGCAATTACTGATGTTGAATCACCTGCTTGTACAAAATTTACTGTATAAATTTTATTTTTTACAGTTGGGTCTGTGTCTGAAGCAAATATTACTCTCATACCTTCTGCTAAACTTACTTCATCTATATAATAACCTGTTTGATTTACAACATTACTAAACGCATCAGTTGTAACTGTATCGTAAAGTGTAATAGATTTTTTAGCCTGCGTTCCGTGATTATAAAGTTTAAGTCCAGAATCAAATTCTATAATTGGTCTTTTTGCTCTCTCTGTTTCATCTAATGATGCAGTATGTCCATTTACTCTAGCAGTTTCTTCAATAACTGATTTATGTGTCCATCTATTATATCTTGACCAAGCATTTTGATCTAATGAGTCTCTTTTAATAGTAATATAATCTTTTGTGTCTGGTCTATAAAATGCTTTTGCATATGGTCTTGAATCATATGCAACACTATCATACAAAATAGTTGTTTCTGTTGCGTATGTTTCTGGTGTAATTAAATCTTCTACGTTTGTTAATGTTATAGATTCACCTACTCCTTCAACATAATATTCTTTATCTTGATATGCTGTATCCACTAATGACGTTTTAAATTTAATTTTCATTCCATTAGATAAATCTAAAGTTCTTAAAGAATAATTCTTAACACCAATTATATCATTAGCAGGATTAATTTTTTTATTAGAATCAACAGTTAAAATTTGTAGTATACCATTCATTGAATCATGCATACCACACTGATAATATAAAGTATCAGGTGCAGTTGTTGGTACTGTAAATGTTACTGTACCACTTTCTATTCCATTATTTGTTACACCTGTTGAATATAAAGTAGACGTTGACCCGTCAGCACTTAACTGATCCTTATAAGGTTCTGTCATTATCCAAAACGGATGACCTTTTGCATCTACATCAAATTTATAAGTGTTACCTCTATAAAGAGTTAACATTGGATTTCTTTCATTTTCTCTGTGAGGTAAATTCCATGCTTTTGCAGAACTACCGTCATCTGGCCATGCTTTAACTTTGTATTCTGCAACTGCATTTGTTCCTACGGAATCTATTTCAATTGCATTAGGACCTTCTGGCATCCAATAGTATTCTCTGTAATTGATTAACTTATCATAATCTATTGCAGGATTCCAAGAGTAAACAGTTTCCTTGTTTAATCTATCATGGTTATCTACTTTACCGCCAAAATATTTTATTTGATTGATATAATCATCATATGTTCCTGAAAACTTAACTTGATCTTCTGGATTAATAGATGTTGTGTCTTTATCTGTATAAGTTACTGCAGGCTCTAACTGATAAGCAAATCTGTCTCTGCTAGTTGCACCAACATATGTATCTGTAATTTTTCTTGTGTAAGCATCTTGTCTACCAATAAATCCGTCTAGTCTTTCTAATGAACCTTTTTGTACTAATGGATCTAATGTGCTAGATAAAAATCTTTGATTCGTATCTGTTCTATAAAATGAAGGTAAGTGTTGAACAGTTCTACGTAATTCGTTGTTGCCTTGTTTAACAACTTCTTGATTAGTTAATGCGTTAATTTCTCTATCTGCCATTAGTATCCTGCTCCACTACTACCGGTGCTTGAACCGGATCCTACCGTAGTGGAACCTGACACTGCTGAACTTGTTGTGGTGTTGGTTGTAGCGGATGATGTGCTTGTTACAACTGTGCCTGATGCTTCTAATTGGTTGGCACCTAATGCTGTTATAGTTGAAACATCATTAACGGTGGCCCCACTAATAAAAATTTCGTCTGCCGCTGAACTTATTTGGAACAAAGACCCAAAACTCTGTCCTGATTGATTTGGTACAATTACAACTGTTAATAAACTTGGTGCTAATCGACCATGTACGTATGCGGCTAATTCTGTAAAATAAAATGTGTCTCCAAAATCCCAATTATCTAATGCAAAAAATTCATTTATTGCTCTAATTACTCTTGTTTTAATTACAGCGTCAGTTACTTTAGTATTAGGATTTTTTACAACTTTAAATGTTGCTTGTAATTCTTCGTCTGCTCCTGTTCCAAATAATATTTTATATCTTACAGGATGATATACTATTTGATCAGATAATGATTTTAATGGATTAAGTGTTCCAGAATAATTAATTCTCAATTGATCTGCTGTTGCTGGTGTTGGCTTTGTTCCGCCATCTTGTAACCAAATTCTATATAAATTGTCATATGATCTTTCTAACAAGTAAACATCTACAATATTTGATACAGATGGATCAATTCTAGTTTGTTGTCCTGCATTATGTTTATATTGAAAACTTAAAGTACTTCTTCCTCGTCTAGCAATATAGTCTGTAGTTGTTGATAATGTATTTGTTGTTGAATCATATTTTTTAATAACATCTTCTGCTCCATCATAAAAATAAAATAACTGTCCATTTGAATATGTAGCACTGGATAATGTAATATCAGTTTCATTTAATGATACTACAAAATTTGATGATGCATATGGTTTGTATCTTGCTATATTGTTATATGAAATATATTTTTCAAAAAATACAAATTTTGTAGTAGGATTAGTATCTGGTTCTACTATAATATCAAATACATCTGGATTATCAACTACTCCGTCGTCGTCGTCATCATAAAATCCTACTTTCACTTTTCTATTATCTTGATATCCGTCTGATTCTGTAACAGTATCTACAACTTGCCAATTAATTGGGTAACCGATTGAATTTCCTGTAGAAACAATTGAATTAGTTTTTAAAACTTTTATTGTATCTTTAACACTTTTACCTGTTTTGTAATCATATATTTTTTCTTGTGTATCATAATGAAATTTATTTTGCCCGTCTGATTCAAAAATATAATTTAACAATCTATATGTTACTGTGTATGTATTTCCATCATTAGAAAACTTAAACCACCAACTAGCATCTAAATTTGTTGCGGCTGATGATCCTGCGTTACTTAAACTAAACACAGAACTTGCACTTAAATTATTTGCAGTAATTACTTTCCATGTTTCTGTATCTACATCATATCTTAAACCAAATTCTTCATATGCTTCAACACGATCAATAATATCTGTTTTTAATGTATCTGAAAATGTTGTAGCTAAATTTGGTATAACTGCCGATACTGATGCACCGTTTGGTATAATATTATTAAGTGTAACTGGTCCTAATCCCGATTCTAAATTTCCTGTGCCAGCATTTGCACCATCAGTTACAACTGCACCTATTTTTGCCCATGATCTATCCTCAGCATTATCCGTACCAGCTGTTACTAAAGTGTTGTTTAAAAATTCTCTAGTATCAGGAGAAGTAAATTTAACTATTGCACCTACTTTTGCATATTTGAAATTACTAGTAGCAAAATCACCAATCATTAATCCACCGCCTGATGTGAAATATCCTGTATTAGTATTTGTACCAGTTGTTGTAGAATTCCATGTAGCTGATAATGTGCTTAAATCTTTAGTTCCGTATTTCAAATAATAAAAATGTCTTGAGTATGCTTCTTTTAGTTTTGCTTCAACTGAACTATCTATTGTTGATTTTATTACATTTCTATTTGTAAATGTAAAAGTAAATGTGTTTATAGATTCTTCTCTATATAAAATTCCATCATCGGCAAAAACAGAAACATTTGAATACGCTCCTGTTGGATCTAAAATTTCTTTTGCTCTAGATATTCCTGATGCCGCTCTGTTAACAGATTTTACTTTTATAATTTCTTGTGACGCTGACAATGGCACAACTTGATAATCTTCTGCAGTAATCATTCTATTTTGTGAATAATAAACCTGTGCCGCTTTTTCTTTAATTGACTCATTAGATTCTGTTTCTGAACTATTATACACAGAATTTTTTAAACTTGCTGTAACTGTAAGTGTTTGTTGTCCACCATTAGCATCTACATATGGTATATTAAGTTGAACTGTTCGTAAATCTGCAGGTTGAATTGAATACTTGGCATTATCACTTATTCTGTAATAAGTTCTAAATGATCCTGATGGCAAATTAGAAAAGTTTCCATCTCCAAACACCATATCTATTTGATCATTATTTTTTGTTACAACATTATAGATATCTCTTTGAGTTTTTGCTAATGAATTGTATATCGCATTATTTCCAGATAATGCAGGAACCTGCGTCCATAATTTTGAAAGTTGGCCAAACTGATCTAATTGATATAACCATATATCTGTATCATTTATATTGGATACATCAATTGATTTAATAAAATTTGTTGTTGCCGATTCAACACTAAAATCTGTATACTGTAAATTACCTTGTTTAAATAAAAAGAAAAATCCAGTATTGTTAGATGAATCTCCTGCTCCATCTGTTCTATATGCATAAGTTAATCCTGTTCCTGTAATTGGAGCAGATTCATAAATTGATTCTGATCCACTAATTGTAGCTGGTACAACTTCAAACTCTCTGCTTATTCCGCCAACTGTTTTTTGAAATTTAAAAATTGGTAAGTCGGATTGATTAGAACTTATTGTATAAATTTCTGTTTTAACTCCGCCTATTTCTCCTGCATCTCTTGGTGATCCAAATAATTGTCCAGTTTGATTAACAGCATTTAATATTGAATTAAACTGTTCTCTGTAATTTGAGTTAGCACTATCATTCCATATTACTGTTGCATTAGCCATGTTTGTTCCTGTAGAATCATACACATCTTGCGTAGTTGATAAAGAATCTATTTTTAATAAACCAGTCGCTGGTTTATTTCTATGAGCATTATAATTGATTAGTCTAGCTAATCTTAAAATTGAATTTCGTCTTTCGGCTGTTTCTAAAAAGTTTTCTCTAGCATTTAAATCTACTCTGAAAGAAAGTGCTTGAGAAATGTAGGCAATTAAATCAATTAGTGCAACATACTCTGAACTTTCTACAAAGTCGTTAAAATCGTCTGGATAATTTTCTTGTAGATATGCAACCATCGTTCTACGAAGTGTTTCAAAATCGTAGGATTTAAAATCTGCTTGTTGGAATGCTTGGTATATTTTAGTCCAATCCTCAGCAACTAATAATCTATTCTGTCGTTCTGTTGTGGCCATATCGTTTTATAACGATATTTATAGAATTAATTAAGTGCGTATATTAAGATAGGCGTTGTAATGAATTTTCGTCGAACTTAAATTGTAACTTCTCTGTAATATCTAATGGAATATACCTAATTGTGGCTTGTATGGCTATTCCGTGATCTACTTCCATTACTTGTATTTCTTCTGTAGCAAGACGTGGATCAGCATTTAAATTTGCTGTAATGTCGTCTGTTATTTGATCTTTTAATGCTTCTGTAAATGGTTCAAACAAACAGTCGTATATTATTGTGCCAAACTCAGGATTCTCAACTCTTTCGCCCTTGCGTACCGACAAACGGTTTATAAGATCCTGCTTGACACACTCGAAATCATAAACCTTAAAGTTCTGCCTTTCAGCTTTTGAACTGAATCCCTTAAATGTAACTGCTTTGTTACTTAAATCTTTTATTTCTTCTGCCATATAATATATTTACTCCTTAAAATCTAAAGAAACTTCTCACAGCACTAATACCTGCATCAATCTTTCCTTGTACAAAGCCCATTGCTTTGTTTTTAATAGTTGCTTTAATATTTGTTGCTTGAGTTGTTAATGTTTTTAACGATGAAACATTAAGTTTAATATTTGAATTTAATGTAGTAAGGTTAGTAATCTTTGATGTAATACTGTCTATACTTTTTTGTGAGATTAACGTTGATTTTATTGTAGCTAACTCTGACGCTGATAATTCTGGATTTTCTTTTGCAATTAGTTTTATTGCATCATTAACATATTTTTTCTTTAAAGCAGTACTACTTGTTCTATTAAACGGCTCATGAGTTACAAAGTCTGAAACTGTTGTTTTATTATCAGTTTTATTAGTCTTGCCACCCTTGATTGGAGTTTTGCTGTCTATATCTATCATACCTTCAGTAACTATAATCCCAATTTTTTGATGTTCAGGTGTCATCCATCCTGGTCCCCAGAAGCTTTGAGGTCCTCTAGAGTTAAAGTGTACTTGTGATCCTGCTAAATCTATTCTACCTGATGCACCATGTAATTGTTGTCCATCTGTGTAAGATGTTATTCCATCTTTTCCATAATGTCTAACTGATCCACCTTGTGAAGCTGTTAAAACTCCTTTTTGTCCCATTACGTGAACATATTCTTCAGCATTTAAATTTAAATGGTTTTCTGCTGTAAATCTTATACTACCTTTTGCGTGAAACTGCATATTTGTATCTGAGTGTATATTAAAATCTCCACCAGATCTAATATTAATGCCTGCGTTAGAGAAGATACTAATCGTTCCATCTTTTTCCATTTCAATAAATGCTTTACCGGATCCATTAGCCAAATATACAACACCTTCGGTGTCGTGCATTAATAATTGATGTCCACTTGCAGTTCTTATTCTTGTAAGTTGGTTGTCTCCATTTTCGTCACCATCGTCCATTACAAAAGAATGTCCTATACCTCTATCTACTTTTATAGAACTGCCTTCTATTCCAATAGCAGGTTTTCTAGAATCTGGTTTAATTGGACCAGGTGTACTAATACCAAATACTTGAGACGGTGTTTCTCTTCTTGCTGATGACGTTGTTGTTCCTCTAATAGGATCCATTACTAGTCCTTCAACTTTTAATTGGTCTGCAAGATCAACATTAACTGGATAATTCCAATATTCTAAATTTTCTATAGTCTGTCCATCGACCATTTTTCTATTTTTTTCAACAATAGGTAAAACATCGGTGCCATAATTTAATTGGTTCATACTAGTTCCTTTTTTATAATCCATTGGTCCAACTTCGTCTACTCCTAAACTAGCTTTTTTACTTGCACCTAGTCCTGGTACCATTTGATTAGTTAAAGGTTCTTGTACACAGCCTATCCAAAAAGCACTTTGTTGACTTTTATGTCCTTTAGCAAATATTACTAACACGTTTGTACCTACATCGGGTGGTACCGCCCACATACCATATGAGCTTTGACTAGTTGTAAAACTGTATGGATCGGTTCGTGAAACTGACTCAAGAGGTTTTGCTCCGTAAAAAGGTGACAAATATTGACACCATATAACGTTTTCAGCTTTTTGATTTTTTTCAGATACATTAGATAAAGATGGAATTAATACTCCTAATCTACCCATCTTCAATGGATCAACAGTATTTTTAACAATTCCAACATATGGACCTGGGTCTTTACCTGTATACTTTTCAGAAAATCCTTTTTGATTGTCTTGTGTATCTGTAAAACCGCTTGATAAACTATTAATTGTCATTATCTGTTAAGCCTTCCTTTGATAACTCTTTTAACTTTATTTTTAGTTTTATCGACAATTTCATCAATTAAATATTCCTTACCGTTTACTCTTTTTGTAAATTTTTCTTTATCTCCTTGACTTAATATTTCGGCTGTTTTTCCTTCTCCTTTTTGATTATTCATTCTTACACACGTTAATACTTGCGTAAATTCACCATTTTGAAATCTCGAATCTACTCTTGTTACTTGATATACTCCATTAAAAAATAAAGACTCACTATATGAAAGTTGTTTTTGAAACATTACTGCTTCTCTTTCTTCGGGTTCGTCTGGTATTCTATAATTTACTTTAATTAATGGTTGATACTGTTCAACATTATAACAATCAAATCTCTTATTATAAACATTTGGTGCCCAATAATCTCCTTCTTTATGTAATGGTGTATACATATCTTGAGCAATATAAGCCGGGTCTCCTAATATTTCTAATTCAATTTTCATCATATCTGCTTGTGGATTTGTGATATAGTCATAAAACTCTTGGCTTTTAGCTCCTGCTATTGTTGATATAGTATTTGTACCTTTTATAAGACTTGGTTCTTGTCTAAATGGTAGTTTTGGTTCTGGATAATCTTCTTCTCCGAACACTTCTTCAATAGTTTGTTCAAAATCTTCAGAAAATTGATCCCACGACCCTTTTGCTGTTTCTGTCTCTTCGATTGGCCTAACATTTCTAAAAAAGTAGGCACTTTTATAATCTATTTTTAAACTTTGTACATCTACGTTGTCTCCTGTGTAGATATAATCATATTGTTTTCTTACAAATTTGTCCCAATTGATATTTCCAAAACTTATACCAGGCTTAATAAATTTTAAAATATGTAATTTTGTTGGTATTGCGTAATACGTGACTTTCTTTGGGTGAACTTTTCTAATTTTATCAAACCGAGTAGGATCTGGTACTACATTAGACTTAATCATAAACCAATCAATAAATTGATTTGCTTCTAAATCTGCTGAAAATTGTTCTTTATTTTTTATATATTTTATAATTTTATCCCTATCAGTTACAGACGATCCTGTTTTATCAGTTAATTTTTGAGATCCCCACGTGTACCAAAATGCATCAACTAACCATTGATATCCAACAAGAGATCTTATAGCATCTTCAAAAAACTTAGGCAAAGCTGTTCTTAAATCAATTCCTCCTTCTGCTGTTTCAATAATTGCTTTTGGTTTTGCTTCACCTTTCCAAAGATTCCACCATGCCGCAGTTTCTTCTGATTTTGTTGTTTGTAATGGAGAAAAATATTTGTCACCGTAATCTAATACTTCTTTACTAACCTTAAATTCATATGTATCATGGAACTCTCTTACATTTTGTTGTATTTCGTCTTCCATTTGTTCAAATAATTGTTTTTCTACTTGAAACACCCAAGTATTCCATGCTTCAGTAGATTTAAATTTTGACTGAGGAATTCTAGTTCCAATTACTCCTCCTTTTCTATTACTAATAGGTGTATTGCTTATTTTTCGTGTAAGTTCTGATGCACTAACTTTTAACATTTTTCTTGGATACTTAAATCTATCATCGTGGCCCATATCTCCATATGGTACTGCTACGGCTGTATATCTAGCACCGCCTTGGTCTACATCAAATTGTACTCTGCTAATATAGATAGGAATTTTTCTAATTAGACCTCCTACATCTTTTGTTTGTGTGGCTAACTGCCTTCCTCTTTCGTCTGTTCCTTTCCATTCAATTGTTAATAGAAAAGGTGCATCTTGATAATCTGTCCATCCGTTTACAAACGCACATCCTCTGATTTTTTCAACAAGTGTTACTCCAAAAGGCTCATGCATTTCAAATTCCATTTTAGTAAAATTTGATAATCCTCTTTCAGGATTTGGTCCAACTGTACTAACAATATTAAGATTTTCAAAAAATACATCATGCCCTTTTGCTAAAATATTAACACTGTTATCATAATTGTGAGTTTTTATAGATTTTACGTTACCACTTCTCCATATTTCTCTAACTTGATTACGAATTTCGTCTGTTTCTTTATCGTATCTTCCCCAAGAAATATTTGGGTCTCCTATACCTCCGGTACGTGCAATAATATCATGCACTGGATTTTTTAAAAAAGATAAATCATCAATTTCAGTTTTAGATAATCCTGATATAGTAAAAATTGTATTATATGTAGCAAAGTTATGCAACGAATTATCATATATCGTTCCTGGTCGATATATTTCAGTTTTGTCAGATCCGTCTATAAAATTTATTGCAGAAGAAATAATATTTTTTTGTTGAATATGAGTTGAAACCCACGCATCTTTAAGATCGTCTATTGTTTCTGCAATTTTTGATGTTTTTTTGTGTTTGTTTAATGGATGGTTATCGCCTATTCCCATTTTATACTCCTAAATCTTTAGAAACGTTTGCAGGTTTAGGCAACTGTATCGTTACTCCTGGTTTAAAATCGTAAATAGGATCTTCTAGTTCGTCTGGATTTCTTTGAGCAAAGACCCACCATAATCTTGGAGTACCATATAAGTCATATGCTAATAAGTCTGGTCTGTATGCGTAAGTTCTTTCTATTTTATAAGTTTGATCATCGGCTTCTGCTGTTATTGATCTTGGATTAAAAATATCTAGACTAATTTTATTTTGTGGTGTTGCAAAATAAGGTGATGACGGTGAATATTTGGCCATTAGATATATCCTATACTTCCTTCTCCTTTGCCGTTTAATCTACCTGCGGCAAAATCTTGTAGTGAGAATTGTTTAACTGATTCTCTTGAGTAGATTGGTGTTATAAGAACTGAAATGTTTGATAATGTTGGTGCCCAAGTTTGGTCCATGTTATCTGGATCAAACTGTTTAAATCTTTCTTGTGGTGGCAACTTTCCATGTACAGAATAAGGCGAGTCTTGTTTTGTTGATATGTAATCTATTCCTGCTCTTAATTCAACGTTAAATGTATTAACAATTACTGGAACTTTTTCAAACATATGTTCACCATATCCTGATAAAAATAAAATTGGTGGTGGATTACCTTTATAAGATTCTTCTTTTCCAAAAAACATTTTAGTAACTGTTCTTAAAAAATTAACAGTTGCTACCCAATATGCGGCATCTTGTTGATTTTGTACAGGAAATTCTCCAATTATATTCATTTGATCTACTTGTGAATTTTGATATGCTTGGAATGGATAATTGCTATGTGTTTGTGCCAACGCATTATAATTTGCTGAATGCTGTATTACCATTGATGGTGTTAATGGCCAAAAGAAACCTGCCATATCTCTTAAAGGATATAATCGATGATCTTGTCCACCTTCTGGTGGGAATAATTCGTTCTTAAGACTACTACTTGGTGGTAATGTTAATCTTACACGCCAATCTTTTTTATCAGTACGTCCTGACCATTTAGCAGTAGCATGAACAAGTTTAGAATCTGAGTTTCCACCCCGTAATCCTGCACCTGTTAACCGTTGCCAAGTTTTATTAATAACCCCGCCGCCTGTAGTAATAACCTTCTTTAATATATTTGCCATTTTTTACTTGCAATTCCAATCCAATTTTCGTATACTTTAAACATATTTATAGGCATCATTTTAGGCGCACTTTATTCACCATACGGCACACATTTCAACAGACCTGTTTGTGGTCATTTAGCATTAAAACGAAGATAAATTATGAAGAGAGTGAAATACTTAAACAACCGGGATCTGTTGGCACAAATATACGCCAGCAAAAATACATTTTGTTCATACGTGACTCCAGAGGATGGGAGGTATGATCTAATCATATCTGATGTCAAAAAAATAAATGCAATTACTATTGCCAAGGCAAGAAAAGCTCGTTCAAAAAGACTTACACAAGAAGCTTGGGAACAAGCTAAAGCATCAGGACTTAAAAAAATTAAATTATCAGACTATACAGTTAGCACTAGAAAAATTGAGAAAACAGACTTAATATTTAGAGTAATGTCATTTGAACATATTCCTGAAGATTTAGAAAGAAAAAGAAATCCTAAACAAGAATCAGACAAACACGTTAAAGTTAATTTTCCACCATTCCAACATTATAGAATTGATAAAAAAGGTAAACCAAAATGTGTAGGTAAATCACACTGGATTGGTGGTATGAGTAATGGTTACTTTTCTGTTGATCATGGAAAAATTACAAACAGTCTTGCAATGATGTTTATGAAACTGTGTGAACGTTATGGTACAAGAGCAAACTGGAGAGGATATACTTACAACGATGAAATGCAATCACAGGCGTTAATGCAGTTATCACAAATTGGTTTACAATTTGATGAAAGTAAATCAGAAAATCCATTTGCATATTATACAGCGGCAATTACAAATAGTTTTACAAGAATTTTAAACATTGAAAAGAAAAATCAAGCAATAAGAGATGACTTACTAGAACAACACGACATGATGCCATCATTTACTAGACAAGGCGAAAATGATAGAAGTACACCAGCATACAAAAAGAAAATGGAAAATGCACACGGCGATGTAAAAATAGTAAACAAAACAGGACTTGCAAAACTAAACAGAAAGTTTAAAAAAACCGGATCACTTACAGCAGATGACTTTGATGAAGTGGGTTATAAAAAAGTAGATATGACCCATCACAAAGCACCTGTTAAAAAGAAATGGTAAAAATATGTTTTTTAAAAAAGTAGCTTGTTTTACGGATATACACTTTGGATTAAAAGGTAACTCTAGAGTACACAACAATGATTGTGAATCATTTATATATTGGTTTATAGAACAAGCCAAAGCACATGGTTGTGAAACTTGTATATTCCTAGGAGATTGGCACCATCATAGATCAGCAACCAATGTTTCTACAATGAACTATACCGTTTCTAATATGGAACGTTTAGGTAAAGCATTTGAAAATGTTTATGTAATAATGGGTAATCACGATTTATTCTACAGAGATAAAAGAGAAATTAATTCAATGGAATATATTAGAAATATTCCTAATATTCATATTGTAAATGAATGGATTGTAAAAGATGACGTTGCAATTATTCCATGGATTGTTGGAGACGAATGGAAAGTTGTTGAAAAAATGACACAAAAATATGTGTTTGGACATTTTGAACTTCCATACTTTAAAATGAATGCGATGGTAGATATGCCTGATATTGGTGGAATTAAAACAGAACATTTTGCAGGTTGTGGAGAAGTATTTACAGGACACTTTCACAAAAGACAAGCAAATAATAATGTAACTTATATGGGAAATGCATTTCCACACAATTACGCAGATGCGTGGGATGACGAACGTGGAATGATGATAATAGAATATGGTAATAAACCAAAATATATTAATTGGCCAGATATGCCAAGATATAGAACAATTAAAATATCTGAACTATTAGCTGACCCAGACAAAGTATTAAAACCAAAAATGTATGTAAGAGTATCATTAGATATTAAAATAAATTATGAAGAAGCAAACTTTATACGAGAAACTTTTATAGACAAATACCAATTAAGAGAACTACAATTAATACCAGAACAAATTGATAGGGCACAACAACCATTAGTACAAGTACAAAAATTTGATAGTGTTGATCAAATTGTTATTAAACAATTACAAGGTGTAGATTCTGAAACATATGACAAAAACATACTAACAGCAATTTACAATGATTTAGATGTTAACAATTAAAGAACTAGCAGTAAAAAACTTTATGAGTGTAGGTAATGCTACACAAAGTATAAACTTTGCGAATAAAAGTCTTGTACTTGTAATTGGTGAAAATATGGATTTGGGTGGTGACGATGCCGGTGCAAGAAACGGTACTGGTAAGACTACTATTGTTAATGCACTATCTTATGTGTTCTTTGGCGAAGCACTTACTAATATTAGAAGAGATAATCTTGTAAACAAAACTAACGAAAAAGGAATGTTAGTTAGTATTAAATTTACAAAAAACAATGTTGACTACACTATTGATAGAGGTAGAAAACCTGGTATCTTTAGATTCTATGCAAACGACATTGAACAAAACGTTGAGAGTAATGAAGCACAAGGTGAAAATAAAGAAACACAACAAGAAATTAACAAATTAATTGGTATGACTCATGCTATGTTTAAAAACATACTTGCGTTAAACACATATACACAACCATTTCTTGCAACTAAACAAGCAGAACAAAGAGAAATAATTGAGCAACTTCTTGGAATAACTTTATTATCTCAAAAAGCAGACTTACTTAAAGATAAAATGAAAGCATCTAAAACTGAGATAGCAGAAGAAAAAATAAAAATAGATTCTCAAGTTGCATCTAATGAGAGAATAGAAGAATCAATTAAAAGTTTAAAAGTAAGAAGTAGTGCGTGGCAATCACAAAAAGATGAAGACATACAAAAATTTAATGAAGCAATAGCAGAACTTGAAAAAGTTGATATTACAAAAGAACTAAATGCACACAAACGACTACAAAAACATAATGAAAATTATATAAAACTTTTAAGTTTACAAAAAGAAAAAGCATATCAAGAAGACTCGTTTACTAAAGCAAAAAACACAGTAGAGAAAACTGAAAATGATTTAGAATATGCACAACAAGCCAAGTGTCCTACTTGTGAACAAACTTTACATGACGAAAAACATAAACATCTTACTAATAAACTAACAACAACCTTAACTGAAAGTAAAGCAGATGTCGAAAAAGTAAAAAGTGGTCTTGTAAAAATACAACAAAATATAGATGACATAGGAGACTTAGGTAATACTCCAGACACTTATTATGATAACATAGATGAAGCATACAATCATAAAGGGTCTTTAAAAGATCTTAAAAGACAATTATCACAAACTGAAACTAAACACGATCCATATGAAGAACAAATTATTGAATTAAACAAAAGTGCTATACAAAAAATTGATTATAATAAAATTAATGAAAAGGAAGATTTATATAGACATCAAGAGTTTTTATACAAATTATTAACAGCAAAAGATTCTTTTATTAGAACTAGAATTATAGAACAAAACTTAACATACTTAAACCAACGTTTAGCATTTTATCTAGGTCAAGTTAAATTACCACATACAGTAATTTTCCAACCAGACTTAACTGTGCGTATTGAAGAACTAGGTAGAGAATTAGATTTTGATAATTTAAGTAGAGGTGAAAGAAACAGATTAATATTAAGTTTAAGTTGGGCATTTAGAGATGTTTGGGAATCACTTTATCAACAGATCAACTTATTGTTTATTGATGAGTTGGTAGATGCTGGAATGGATTTATCTGGTGTTGAAAGTTCAATGGCAGTACTAAAAGATATGAGTAGGACTCAACAAAAGAACATTTTCTTAATTTCTCACAAGGATGAGTTAATTTCTAGAGTAGATTCAGTATTAAAAGTGGTAAAAGAGAATGGTTTTACCAATTATGCTAATGATGTAGATATAATTGTTTAAATTCTTCTTGACAGAACCACTTCTTATATGCTTTAATTAAAGATATGTTAATTAACAATACAAAGAGGCTATAAATTATGTCACAAACACACGAACAGATCATGACAGAAATTCAAAACTACTCTGAGGAAAACGGAAAGTTTACAGAGAAAGGTGTTAAAGCTTCGGCAACAAGAGCCAGAAAAGCATTAGCAAGTTTGTCAAAATTGATCAAGTTAAGAAGAAAAGAAATTCAAGAGGCTAAAAACGCGGCTAAACAAGCGGCGTAATTATTGCTAATTGGATCCAATTCATAAAGCCTCTGCTTTTTAAGTGGAGGCTTTTTCTTTTAAGATACCTTTGCCATGCACCCGTACACGGATATGGCCATTATAATATTCATTAGATTCTAACACTTTACGAGCGAACTGCTCACGTGCTTCTACGTATGACATCTCTGCTTTAGAATTGCAATAAAACAGTATTTCTCTTTTAAATTTTTCTTTACCTAGTTTTTTAATATCTATAGTAAGCTCATCACTAGACCCGTAATAATCTTGCCAATCACTATCGACTTTAAACCTACGTTTATTTTTACGTCCTTTTAAAGGTGGACGAAATCTTTTAAATCTAGCAAGTTTCTTACCAATATACATCCTACCATTAGTTGTGTTTGTTATTTGATATACAAAGCCAACACAGTCTTCTGGTAGTTCGTTTACTACGTTATTCTCATACAACCACATATTGCAATATTTAAAGCCAAAAAAATTGACAGTAAAATAATTTCTATGCTATATATAAGTGATAGGCACATCACACATTTAGGCAAAACATATCTACTTTATATAAAATAGCATTGAGGTCGCATTTTGCGATCGGATCTTGCTTGTAGAAAAAGGCAATGATGGGGCTCTGAAGAAAAAGCACCCCCAGATTTGTGTAAGATTATCGTATAAAGATTACACAAATTCGCGTTGGATAGAACGAGCTAATGGGTACAGCACAACCGCCCAGTTACGACAGCAATATACGGTGACTATAAACTCAGCACATGAGTAAGTAGTTCTGCTAGAAATAGCAGAACTGTGACTAACATCTAGCACATAAGACGCATATTGCGTTTATTTTTTAGAGCGTAGCGTAAATTAGAAAAGAAACGAGCGTAGCGAAGTTTCAGATGGCTGTAAGCCATCTTTATGTTGATATTAAGTACTGTATGATGAAACTTATCTTCGATCACAAACTTGGCAAAGTTGAAAATTCTGATTTAGTAATTTGTAACCCGTTAGCAGAAGTCGAAGAAGAGTATGAAAACGAAGCTGTCGAAACTGGTTGGCTAGCCTTAGATTATCCTGTAAACAACACTGAAGTATTTTACCAATCACGTTCTACTCGTGTAGACCTTGATAAATTTATACCACGTTTTAAAAGTTATAAACTACGTGGCGATAATATTAAAATGAAAGAAGTTGAAGCAAACGAAATGCTTACGCTCGTAGGACTTCCTAAAATTTATCGCGACTATATGAAACGTAAAGGGTTTAGTGCAGACTATAATCCTTTTAAACATATGCACGTTCGAGATTCTTTTTTAATATTTTACATTGGTAAAATTAATAACATTATTGCATTTACAAAAATTAAAAAATATCATTATCAAGAAGATTCGTTTGGTGGCTACACTAGACAAATGGGAGATCCTGACGATGATAACGGTATGTGGTGGGCAGGTTATGAATCTGTAATTCACTGTAACAAAGAACCAATATCTCAACTAACTTTAGATATGGAAATAGCTTGGGCAAAAGAACACAGGGCCGCATATTATTATATGGGTTCTGGTTATGAAACTTCTTCTCAATATAAAAGTAAATGGCAAGGATTTGAATGGTGGACTGGAACTAAATGGTCTACGTCTAAAAAATTATATCAAAAACTTTGCAGAAGCGATTCTAGAACTAAAACTTTAAATGATATAGCTAAAATTCCTTCACTTCTCCCTAAAGCCTCTAACAGACTCTAAATATTTTTTATCCCATTTTTTATAATAAGGACCTGAATCTAACATTTTAGCAAACTTGTTTAATCTGCTGAGTGACTGTACAAGCAAAAGCATATACGTACCTTGATTTAATTTAACGTTTGCAACCTTTTCTACAGTGTTTGGATGATCTTCTAGAACAACAATATCATGAGACATAAGTCTAAAATTTAATTCGTCTGCTAAAATTTCTGTATCAGTAGCTGAAAACAATTCTTTATCAGCAATTAATACAAGAACTTCTTTCGCTTCAAAATCAAATGTCCAAATTCGTTGATATATTGATTTAAAATCGTCTAAATTAGAAAGTTCTTGAAATTCTACTTTTTTCTCTACAATGGCTTTTTGAGCAAATGGGCAAGGAGGTAGATTACCAAACGCTGGATGTGGAACTGTTACAAAGTTCTTAATCCATTTTTTAACGTCTTCTGTTGGGCTATTCTTCTTCTTCTGTTTTGTGTGTTGTACTATCGTCATTTTGTTCTTCGCCGTGTGTTGCTATATATTTCTCTATTTCCTCATCGATTTCTTTTTTAACAACTTTACTTTTATCTTTAAGTTTTTCTTTTAACTTTGCAATCTCTTTATCTTTTTCGGCAATTTTATGTCCTACACTACTAACGTCTTGCGTGGCGTGTTCTAATTTAATCATAACAGTTTTAATTCGAGACTCTTTTTGTTTGATAGTCTTAAGGAGGTCCTCTTTCTCATCAGAGAGGTCCTTAATTGTAGACTTGAGTTCTTGAATAAGATCTCGTTCAGACATATATCGTATAATTATCTGGGTTTTTTGGTGCCATTATAGTATAATATAATATTTTAGAAGAAAGGTTGACCAGTTTTTTTGGTTGTTTCTAGGTTTTCTTT